TTATAATAGATTGTATTATCACTATTTGCTTTAGTTTTATTATACTCTATTAATCTTTTCTTACGCTTTTCTAAAGCTTCGGGGTTATTTAACGTCAAATTACATTGAATTTTATGTCAAGTCGCGTGCTCTTCCCAATTCATTGGAATTAAATTTTCGGGACTATTATTTAGCTTATTATTTTTTCAACCCGTGATTCCTTTGTGATGCACGATTGGGACACTCTTCTTTTTTCTATCATTCGTTTCGTGATTCTCGTCTAAAACTTTAAATTCATCGTTATAAGTATCCCGCGCGACAAATGTATGCGTCATTTTTGTTTTATTAGTCCCAGGCTCATACGTCTCTTCGTAACCGCTATTATTTATCTTCGAATAGAACGGCATTAAGCTCATATAAGGCTTTAAATCCTCTGCGGCTAGCGAACTACCATCTCTAAGAATAAAAGGGTGTGAAGGATGCGATAGGACATAACTACCATTATCTAATTCTACTTTTAAGATCTTAGCGTCGCTGTAGTTTTTCCCAGCTCACTTAATCTTGCCTGGCTTTAGCTTATGGGTTTTATCGTCAATCGAATATGTTCAATTAACTTTGCCTTCTTCATATTCTTTTGCTAATTCTTCTAATGTTAAAATTCTATTATCCAATAAAGGTACTTTTGTGTCTTTATGAAGCGGCTGAAGGCTCATACGATAATCTATATTACCTTCTGTATCATAGATTTTTTCTTTCTTCATTTCAGAAGAGTATTTGTTAATCGCAGCTTCTACGGATTCTGGACTTAAATTACCTACGTCAAAATAAAAGATTCTTCTTTCGGGCGCTCTGACAAGACGGTAAATAAGCATACTATCTTCAATTGTAATTAATTGCCTTCAAATACGCCTTGCATTTTCTAGAACTGATTTTCCATATTCACCAAAATCTACAGAAGCTTTCAATCTAAAATGAGCAACCTCATATGGTTGCAAATATTCTTCACCTAAACCAGCAATTTTAAACCTATGCGCGAATGGATTTTGCTCATCATATCCAACTTCTCTTTCACATTGCTCAACTGGCGCTGGCACTGCTTTTTTAATCCCGTCATGGGCGTCTATATGTAAAGTAAAGAAACTATCTCCGTACTTTAGCGTATCTCTTATTCAATAAAATAAATTTGATTTGATATCTAATATATTATTAAATAAATCATTGGCTTCTTCTGTTATTTTGCCATGCTTCGACATAACCTTTACAACCTGATTTTCTTCGTTCAAAGTTGTGGCATCAGAGGCTAATGCATCTAGGGCTCTTCCTACTTCCGGGGACATCCATTCCATTCGATCATATTCCATATAACGAAGTCTACGATCACCATCATTCTGCATAACTCCAAAATATGTCATACTTTGAATTTTTTTAAAGTATTCTTCATATCTTGCAACTTTTTCCGCCTGTTTACGAGTCATTTTACCTTGAATATATTTATCTAAATTAGGTAAAATATCTGGGCCGGTAATCATCTTCTTAAGTTTTTTGAATAACTTTTTTTCATCTCGAATAGAAGGGGATAAATGTAAATTTTCTTTTGCTTTTGGAGTATTTTTAGGGAACGAGGCTTTTATAGTGTCTTTACTATATTGATTATATAGATTCGATGTTTTGGGCTCGGTTTTTACGTCGGCAACATATTTATTTTCGTCTGGCAGAATTTTTTCTGCCTTATAACTTTTGCTATTTTTTGCCATTTCTATCAATACCTTATTTTTATCATAGTGTAATTATATATAGAAGATTGCTTTTATTTGCATTTACTTGTTATTTATCAATTCTTTCAAATCTCAAGAATCAGCTTCAGATCCTTTATTTTGATCGCCGTATTGTAGAATTCATGGATTTGAATTTCTTACGGTCGATTTTTTAAATTGAGTTTTTATGTTCGAATTTTTATTTCTATTATGGATTACATCAAGGGTTGCTTCAATTTTTCTATCAAATTTTGCACGCAGTCTAAACGAAGTGTTATATAGATAGGCAAATATAGCGGAAGACATAATAAGGTCATCATGATTTCCTTCGCTGTGATCCGCTCTTCCATTCTTTCAAATTCAAGTTTTTGCTTCATTGATCAGCCTTTTACTTCTAATTGTAATTGCACCAATTCGTCATAAAGTTTCTAAACTGTCGATTACTGCAGCTCTTGTTCGCATCGACATTGTGAATCCTGGGATTTTATCTTCTGCTACATTCAAACCTTCGTCTAATGTAACAACTCTTTTCGCCGCCTTATCTGTATGATATAATCTTGGATATTCTAATTCAGTTAAAGTATTTAATGTGGCTATACCAATTGCATTGTTTTCAACTATTACTATTGCGTTATTATATCTCTCACCCATAATATTTAAAAGGTTGCCGTAATCATTTGTTTTTATTTTAGCATAAAATTCTGCGACTTGTATCGCAGGGGCAGCTTCACTTTCCACATCAAAACTTAAATCAGAAGGTATTTTTCAGACAGAAAAGGCAGAGTTATCTAATCCATCACCTCTTGCAACATCTGCTGCGATGATATAAGCAGCTTCTGGCAGCGGATCTTCTCATACTCACATTTCTTCTTCATGATTTAATTCTATAAAGTTTTTATCTGTTATATTTAATTTTTGTTCCGGAGGCCTTACATTATCGTCTTCCTGCTTTAAAATATCTTTCATTTCTATTACGGTATTTCCAGACTGTAAGAACGAACACTCATATTCTTGAGCAAAGGCTCTATCGCCTAAACGCATACGTTCTTTTGTCGCTCATGCTTCGTCTCTCTCTGGCATTTCATACCACATAATTTTTTCAGATACAAACCCATTTTCTGGAGCTCCAAAATAAGTATTCGCATATCAATTACCATATCCATTTGGCGTACTTATAACTATAAGCTGGCCCTTTGTTTTTGATAATCCAGGGGATGATGCTATATAAAGCTTTTCTAATCCTTCAATAAAAGCTCCCTCATCAAATATAAGGAGTTTTGGAGCGAAGGATCTGCCTTTCTTAGTACCGTGCGCTAAAGCTCTCGCCTCAGAGCCATTCTCAAAACCCACTGATAGCTTATTTTGGATAGTTTGCTTTGGTAAAATAAATTTTGGAATATTGTCGATCATTAATTGCATCTTGGCAATAATATTTGCCGCTGAGTCCTGATCATATGCGATAGTTAATGTTAAGAAATATTCTTCAAAGATCATTTTTCATAAGGCATAGCCTGCCGCTACAGTTGATACACCTGTCTGTCGGCCCTTTACGATAATTTGTCTTTCATTCTTAAGCCAACTATTTAAACATTTTGTTTTTTGGAAGGGGTATAAAATAAATGGCTGCGGGACAGGTTTATCTGTAATAACTTTGCAATATCGTTCAAGAAAATAATGCACAGAATTACGACATCTTGTTAATTCACTTACAACAAAAAGTTCTTCTTTTGATAGTCTTCTATTTAAATTCATTTATTTGAGTACGTCTTCTTCGTCTTCACCTTCGCTAACTTCTTCAACAGCTTCCATATCTTCATCGTCGATATTCTCGAAACCTTCTTCAGCTTCTGGCTCGTCATCTTCAAAGTTAGGTTCATCAGCCAGACTTTCATCAGGGGCTTCTAAATTTTCAACGCCTTCTGGCTCACGCACATGCTGCTTGCTATTAATTGATGATTTCACAAAACGTTTTAATTGTTCAATTTTTTCAGTAGAATCAAAATCTTGCGCTATTCCAACTATAATGGCAACTAAATCATTTTTATATAATTCTTTGCCAGTTTGATTACAATATTCAGTTACGGCATTGATTAACGTTGCCTCTCCTGGTGTTCTGGCAAGAGGATCTCTTCCGTTAAAATCTTCACCTGAAAACTCATCGCCCTCTTTGATAATATTTTTTACTTCCGCTAAAATTTGATCAAAATCTATTTCTACATTAAATTTCTTCATTTTGATTTGTTTCCTTTATGTTTCCAAGAAAATTATCATTAGCTATAATAAAATCCGTCATTCTTGAAACGTCCTTAAGAACGTATCTAATTGTCGCCAAAAGATGATGGCAAAGATGAACTCTTTGCAAATTTGGATCTGTTTTCTTTGGGGGTCTTGTTTCTGGATAAACGGCGGCATCTAACTGACTTAGCTGATAGCTTCTATAATATTGATAAGACTCGCATGTACAATGTAATTTTATGTTGCCTAAAATGGCCCTTGAAACAAAAGTTGACAGGTTTTCCATCATAAATTTGCCTTCATTAATTAAATTTTTAATTTCGGTTTTAATATCATACATATTAACCATTTGGAATAAGGTATTATGTTGCATTCCCGATCTTGATATCGAACTTATTTTAAATCTAATTGTTCCACTATCTTCATCATATTGTAAAGGCAAAACGGAAAACTTTACGTCTTCCGCTTTACTATCAATAAGAGCTCCGTCACTACCTTGCCCGTATGATAGTTCTTGTGCTGTTAATTCTTCTAGGATTTCTTGTATGG